ACATATGACTTTAATTTAGAGATAGGTGATGTCATTCAGGAAGCTACTGAGATGATTGGTGGTGAAGTAACTCTTGGTGAAGAACCTAGAAGTTCAAGAAGGTCTATTAATTTAATTTTAAGTGACTGGCAGAATAGAGGTATTTGTTTATGGACAACTAATACAACTATTGTTAGTGTTGCTGCAAGTACAACTGCAGTAAGTTTAGGTAGTCATGTAAGTGACGTTATGCAAGTTGTAGTTAATAGAGACAATACAGATTTAAATTTAACTCGTATATCTTATGAAGAATGGTTGAAACTTCCTAACAAAGGACAGACTGGTAGACCTTCTCAGTATGCAATTAAAAGATTAGCAAATAATGTCGAGTTATATATGTGGGCATTATCAGATAATAATAATGATAAATTAAAAATTGAAAAGATTGACTATATGCAGGATGTAGATAAATCAGCAATACAAACTGCAGAGATGCCAAGAAGATTTTTACCTGCATTAACAGTTGGTCTAGCTTATTATATGTCGCTTAAAAGACCAGGTATAAGTGAGGCAAGGGCAAAGTTTTTAAAACAGGAATATGAAGAAAGACTTTCATTTGCCATGACTGAAGATAAAGAACGTGCATCATTATATGTTACTCCTAGATATACAAATATATATTAGGAATGGTATATAAAAAAAGTAAAGGATTAGTTTCTGAAAATAAAAAAAGAATGTATAAAGGTAAGGAAGTAAAACCTGTATTATATTCAACAGAGACAGGTAAAAAAAGAATGGTAGGGCAAGTCGAAGGTGAACTTATATTAGATAATCAAGGATACCCCATACCTTTAAAACAATTATAGGTGGTAGATGGCAACAGGAAAAAGAACATTAGCAGTTTGTGATACATGTGGATTTGTTTATCCACATAGAGTTATGCAGAAAAATAGCTATGGTTTAATTGTTTGTCCTACTGATTTTGATGGTGCTTATGATGAAAAAAATCATCCACAGAATAAAGCACCTAATTTAAAAGAAGACCCATCTATTAGAGACCCAAGACCTACACGTAGTGAAGCATTTACCAGTTGGGAACGTCAGACTACAAATTGGGAAGCAACAACAAACTTTTGGAATATAGTGAGTAATACAGATGCCTGATTTAACTGGAACAAAAATATCGAATACATATAAAAGACTTCTACAAGTTAATGCTTCAGATAATGAAGGAATAACTTCATCCCTACAGACTATTCAGTCAGGTGATAATACTAATTCACCTTTACAACTTTCAAACTCTACATTAAATGTTAATGGTACTTTTGCAATAGGTGGTGTAAACTTAACTGCAACTGTTTCATCTTTAAATGCAACTGCAGATATTGCAGGTAGTCAAGGTTATGTAGTTGTATCAGGAACTAATGTTTATAAAAGAACTTTTTCTGAAGGTAATGGTATTACATTATCAAATGCAGATGGTGTTGCAAGTAATACAGGTATTGCCTTAACAAGTACAATTTCGAATATTCAAAGCTTTGGTGCTTCAGCAGTTTCAGCTACAACAATAACTGTAGCAAAAACTATTCATTCTTCAATTGTAAGTGCAGCAGATATAAGAGCAGCTACAGTAAGTACAGCAGTTTTAAAATCACCTTCAGTTTCAATTACAGGTGGTTCAGTTAGTTTAGCTTCAGGTGAAATAAAAGACTTTACAGCTACATCTATTGCAGCATCAGTTATTGACGCAGCAACAGGTACATTTACAGGAGTAGTTTCAGCATCAGGTTTTGCAGGAGATGGTTCACAATTAACAAATGTTCCTTCTGCTGAAGGTGGTACAGTACAAGCTATTAAACCTGGAACAGGTCTTGCAGCAACTGTTAATGGTGCATCAGCAACAACTATTACAGTTAGTGGTACATTAAATGTTAATCCTAATCAATCTTTTGGAACAGTTTCAGTTTCAACAGGTTTAGTTGTTCCACAAGGAGCAATAACTTTTTCAGTACCAGTAAGTGGTACTTCAGCAGTCTTTACAGGTAATGTATCAGCAGCAAACGTGTACGCAGCTACAGCTATCTACATAGGAGGGTCAGCAATCCCTTCTGCTTCAGACATAGCTGCAGTTTCAGCACTAACAAAAACTAATTTAGACTCTATAACGTCTGCAAATACAGTTATTGCTGCAGTTTCAGCTTTAACTTCAGTAAATAAAGTAGATATTGCAACAAATGTAGCAGCAATTACGTCTGCAAATACAGTAATAGGTGCAGTTTCAGTATTAACGTCAGTAAATAAGGCAAGTATAGCTACAAATGTAGCAGCAATTACTTCAATTAACTCAATTATAGGTGATGGTGGAAATTATGCAACAAGTGCTGAACTTGCAACAGTCTCTTCTGCACTTGCAACAAGTATTGGTAACACAAACACTGCATTAGCTACTACTTCAGCAGCTTTAGCGACAAGTATTGGCAATAGTAATACTGTAATAGGTGCAGTTTCCGTATTAACTAAAACTAATTTAGATGCAATTACTTCAATTAATACAGTTGTAGGTAATGTTTCATCAACTCTTGCAACAAGTATTGCAAATGTTTCATCAACTATGGCAACTTCCATAGGAAATTCAAATACTAACATTGCAGCAGTATCAGTTTTAACTTCAGTTAATCTTGCAAGAATTGCAGCAACTTCAGCAGCATTAGCAACAAGTATAGGTAATCAATTACCTAAAGCAGGTGGTACAATTACAGGTACTGTGTCTGCTCAATCAGTTTATGTTAGTGCATTGGGTGCAAATACAACTGCAACTCTTGGAAAAAGAATAAGAATGGATGGTGCAGCAGTAGCTGACATAGTAAGTTTAACAGATGGTGCAACTATTAATGTTGACTTTAATAATTCTCAAAATTTTGCAGTACAGTTAGGTGGTAATCGTGCATTAGGTAATCCAAGTAATTGTGTTCCAGGACAAACAGGAAGTTTCTTTTTTATTCAAGACGGAACTGGAAGTAGAACTTTATCATTTGGTGCAAACTATAAATTTGCAGGAGGTACTGCACCAACTTTAACCACAACAGCAGGAATAACAGACAGACTTGATTACATTGTTTATTCATCAACTGCTGTACATGCAATAGCAACTTTAAATGTGAGTACATCATAATGGCATTATTTCAAAATAATTTATTAATGGGTGCAGCTTCTCAAAGTGGTAGTAGTGGTTATTCTATAGACCAATCAATTAGATTTAATCCAAGTGATTCAGCTTATATGTCAAGAACACAAGATACTGCTGCCAGTAAACAGAAATTTACTTTTTCCTGGTGGATGAAACTTGGGGTAGTTGATGATGAAATGGTTGTTATATCAGGTGGTGCAAGTTCAAGATGGCTTTTAAGATTTAATACTGCTCAACAATTAACCTTTAGATTAACTAATGGTACTACTGAAAAGACTATGACAACAACTATGAAGTTCAGAGATAATTCAGCTTGGTATCATTGTGTATGGACAGCTGATTGCACAAATGATATTTCTTCTGATTATTCACGTTTCTTTGTAAATGGAGAAAGAGTTGCAATGACAGGAACTCAACCAAGTGCTGATACTGATTTTGCTGGATATGGAGATGCGACAACTGCTGCAATAGGTTGTCTTGCTCATTCTTTAGGAACTGGGGATTTTAATGGCTATTTGGCTGAAATGGTACTTATAGATAATCAGGCATTAACACCAAGTTCTTTTGGAGAATTATCAGATGATGGAATATGGCGACCTAAAGATGTGTCAGGATTGACTTTTTCCACTAATGGATTTTGGGTTGATGGTAGAGATAGTGGAGATTTGGGAGATGATGAATCTGGAAATGGGAATGACTGGAGCACATCAGGTCTTGCTACTCATGACCAATTTCTTGACTCACCTACAAATAATTTTTGTACTATGAATCCTTTAGCTAATAGATTAATAACCTATAAAAATGGAAACATGGAATCTAATGCAACAAGTCAAACAACTGCACATAAAACAGTAAAATCCACATTAGGTATTCCACCTTCAGCAACTGGAAAATATTATTTTGAATGGCAAGTTCCAAGTTCAACAGCTTCTGGTGATGTAGATATAATTGGGTTTTGTGATTTAGAAGATGGAACAAATACAGAAAGTAGCACAGTCAATAGTGGTAGAGGATATGGCATAGGATATAAAATAGGTACAGGAAGTGTTTATGCTGGAACTGGTTGGACAGCAAACTCATTTACATTTGGTGGCTTTGTAGCTAGTAATTATTATGGTTTTGCCTATGATGCATCTACAGGAAAGTTATATATTTATCAAAATGGTTCAGCTTTAAACTCTGGAGCTCATGTTGCAACTTTTGATAAAAGCTCAACAATAGCACCAGGCTACAGTCAATATAATAATACAAGCACATACAATTTTTTTAATGGAGCACAAACATCATTAACTAACAGTAATTTTAATTATGCACCACCTACTGGTTATGTGCCAATCAATACAGCAAATATAGGAGATGAATTTTAATGGGAAATCCAAGTATAATAAATAGCAAAGAACAGTTCTTTAATATTATTTATGATGGTAATGGAGTAGGTAACTTTAAGTATTCAGTACCAAGTGGATTTTTAGCAAACTGTACAAAGAATGTAGGGAGTTAATATGGCAGCACCAACAATACCAAACGGAAAATCTCAATTTTTCCCAATAATCTACGAAGGCAACGGAGGAGGTCAAAAGGTTGGAACTTTTGTTCCTTTTACGGATAATGGTACTGTAGACAATAGTTGCATTTTCAACAAACCTGATACTGCAGCATTAACCAAAACTTATGGAAGTGAAGGAACTAAAACTGCTTTTACAATGTCTTGTTGGATTAAACCATCACTTCAAACAACTTACGGATATATATTTGGAGCAAGTACATCTGCTGATTCTTGGAACGCAAGTACAACTACAAGTTTATATTTTGATACAAATACTTTGGTGTTTTATTCTGGTGGAACTACTTATATTAAAACTAATAGAACCTTTGAGGATGCAGGTAAATGGTATCATATCTGCCTTGCTGTCAATACTGGTGGAAGTGGTACGGATAAAGTAAAATTATATATAGATGGTGTTCAACAAACTAGCTTTGCAACCGACAATAGGTCAAGTATTTCTGGAGATATGTATATTGGAGATGATGTTGGTCACTTCATAGGTGGTCAGGTAACAACTGGAACCACTAGTGCTTTTTGGGATGGGTATATTGCCGAATTTAATTATATAGATGGAAGTCAGTTGGCAGTATCAACTTTTGGAGTTACTGATACATCAACTGGAAGATGGATTCCAAAAGCATTAACAGGTATTACTTATGGAAGTAACGGATGTAGATTAAAATTTCAAGATTCAAGTTCTCTCGGAGATGATACTGGTGGAGGGACAAATGACTGGACTGCCCAGAACCTTGCCTCTACTGACCAAACTACGGATAGTCCTACTCAAAACTTTAATAATATGGGTGGTAGCAATTCTGGTAGCTTTACTTTAACTGAAGGTAATTTAAAAGTGGTTATTCCTGGTACTGGTGCTTATAACCAATGTTTAGGTCGACAATCTTTTGGAGTAGATTCTGGTAAGTGGTATTGGGAAGTAAAAATTAATGTAAAAGGTGCATCAGGATATGGGTGGAAATCAGATGAACATACTGGAGGTGCAGTAGCAAACTCTTCTGCTGCTGGTTCAAATAATTTAGGTATTGTTTATAATGTTGGAGGGTCAGGTGGTTTTGCTGATGGTGAATGGGTAGGAGATTGGCAAGGAGGAACAAGCGATTTTTCTACATTTACAACTGCAAGTGTTGATGATGTGGTGATATTTGCAATAGATTTAGATAATGGAAAAGGTTATGTAGGTCTAAATGGAACTTGGTTTAATAGTGCAAATCCAGCAAGTGGTACTGGTAGTATAGGTTTAGGAAAACCAGCAAGAAAAGGCAATAAGTTTTATCCTATGTGTATAAGATTAGACGCAACTGGTACTGGAACTTATAATTTCGGTTCAAAATCTTTTGCCCATACTGCACCAACTGGTTTTTCTGCTCTACAACAAGATAACCTACCTGAATCTAGCAAAGGTGTATCTGGATTGGCTTGGACAAAAAACAGAGATGCCCTTGACTCTCACCAATTATACGATAGTTCAAGAGGTGTTCAAAAAGACCTACAATCAGATGCCATTAATGCTGAAAGCACTACTGTTAATGGCTTGTGTAGATTTTTAAAAGGTGGT